GGTGACAGCGGTATGACAATACACGGAGAACTGGTGATACACACCGAAAAGTGCAGCGAAAAGGCATTGGAAAAAGCACAAAAGTATCTGGATCAAGAAGTGATACGGACTTGTGCGCCGTATGTCCCGCTGGACACCGGCACACTGGAAGGCAGCGGAAAGCTGTCCAGTGACATCGGCAGCGGCACTGTGACATGGAACACGCCCTACGCACAGAAACAGTACTATGAGGGCAAGTCCAAGGGACTGCGTGGCGCAAGATGGTTCGATCGTGCCAAGGCTGACCACGCAGACGACTGGCAGGACGGTGTGGCAAAGATACTGGGAGGCGAACATGGCAGCGATCATTGAAACGGTACGAGACTGGATCGCCGGCTGTCCGCTGGTAGAGGAAAACGCCATTCTGGGTGTTGACCGCCTGGGCGCAGACCCGATCGGTTATACTGTGGACACTGTGCCATGTGATCCGGTTGCATCACAGTATGTGGACGGCTCTCAGCGGCGGCAGTTCCTGTTTGTCTTTGCAAGCCGGAATCTGTATTCCGATACCGCACAAAATCTGACGAACAGTGCGTTCTATGACGACTTCTCCGACTGGATCGCACGGCGGAACAAGCTGCGGCAGCTGCCGGAACTGGGAGAATACCGCACAGCACAGCGTGTGGAAATTATCACAAGCGGATACGTATATGATGCCGGCGACAGTACAGCACGGTATCAGATCCAACTGAAATTGACCTATTATCAGGACAGGAGGTACAACAATGGGTAAAACCTTACAAAACGGCGACCTGGTCATGCGTGACGAAAAGGTTGCATTCTATGAAATTCCGGGGCAGTACGCATTTATCCGTATGGAAGGCTTCACGAGCATGAGTACGTCCAAATCGGCGACCGAGCATAGCCGGAAATATGTGGACGAGCGCAGCACCCGGTCTGACGTGGTGGGCTACGAGGAGAGCATTTCCTATAGCTTTGACCGCTACGACGGGAATGCTGTGCAGGATGATATTGTCACGATTACGGACGAGGAAAAGGTGGGCAAGCAGGCGACACGCCGTATCATCCAGGTCGACATGAAAACGCTGTCAGAGGACGGCACTACCGCCTCTGGCAGAATGCGCAGCTACAGCGTAGTACCGGACAGCAACGGCGATGACGCAAACGTGCTGACCTATTCCGGCAATCTCAAAAATAACGGCGAGTGGGAAAACGTCACAGTTACCAGCAGCGATGATTGGCAGACGGTCAAGTTGTCCTCGTCTAACATCAAACCGAAACTGAAAAGCCTGGTTGTGGAAAGCGGCGGCAAGGCTGTCACTCTGACGCCGACATTCAGCGCTGGCGTAACATCCTACACAATTCCGACGGGAACGACAACAGCGATCGTAGAGGCAATTGCGGAAAATACATCTCTGACCGTTGTAGTATCCTGCAATGGTGAGTCGTATGTTGTGAACGCCGCAACAAACAACCGCACCAATCAGTTTAGCAATCTGAAATCCGGTGATTACATCACGGTCACAGTCACCAATGGTGCAAGCTCAGGCATGACAAACACATACAAAATCAAGGTATCATAAGCCATGGAGGTGCAGAAATGAACGAAATCGACTGGAGATCTTACGGCGTAGATGCAGACTCCGCAGCGTTCTGGGATAAGTACAACGCTGCTGTGAAAAATGCAGCAGAGCGGGAAAAGGAGGCAGCCCCCAAGCTGGAATCAGACAGGATCCGGAAGTACTGCAATGACTTCCGGAATTTTTACGTCGACCTGATCGGCGAGGAAAATGCGAAAGCTGTATTGGCTGACTTACCGGACAACAAGCGCTGCTTTGACGAGGTCTATGCTTCCCTGCTCAAGTGTATCCACGACCAAAAAGCAGAGTCGACCCGCAGAATCGCTGGCATCCTGTTGAAATACGCCCCGAAGATCAGAGGAAACGAAAATGCTGCACCCACTGTATGATAGCTTACCAGATACCGTCAGCGTACAAGGAAAGCCATATCCGGTAGTGACTGACTATCGGGAATGGCTTTCTTTTTTGGAGATGCTGGCAGATGAAACGTACACAGCAGAGGAACGTGTGCTGTGTGCTATGGCGTGGTATCGGGCACGCCCTCCGTGCAACATCGCGGAGGCGTATCAAGCCCTGCTCAGGTATGCATCATGTGCAGATATGCCACACACGGGACGTGAAACAGGGAAATCCGCAAACACACAGCTGCTGTCCTATACGTATGACGGTGCGTACATCATCAGCGATTTTTTGCGTTTTTATCAGATCGACTTGACAAAAGATGCACTGCACTGGTACAAGTTTCGGCTGCTTCTGGAAGCACTGCCGGACGAATCAGCTGTGAAGCAGCGTGTGGCGTATCGCAGCATCAATCTGGCGGAGATCAAGGACAAAAACCAGCGTAAGCGGATACGGAAAATCAAGGACAGCTTGTGGATACCGACAAACAAAAAACTGGACGCAGGACAAGTGGGTGCGGTCTTTGGATAGAGAGGTGATAGACAGTGGCAAACAGCAAAGCGGACGGCAGCGTTAACTTTGACACCAAAATTGACACATCAGGCTTTGAAAAAGGTTTGAAACAAATCGACAAATCCAGCGAAAAAGCAGCAAAAAACGTGGAAAAGGACACGGAAAAGTCCTCGAAAAACGCGGAGAAAAAAGCTGGGAATGCTGCTGACGGCATATCGAAAAGCTTTGCGAAATCGTCTGGAAAAATGCAGTCCAGCATGCAGGAAGCTGGCGATAAGTCGGAAAAAATTTTTAAAGACACTGAAACGGCTGCAAAATCTGCGATGGACGGCATCGACGGGAAAACTTCTGGCTTGGCAGATAGCATCAAAAGCGGCATGTCACATGTAGGCGAAAGTGTATCAGACACGATCTCCGGCATGGGCGATTTCAACGACAAGTTTGACGATGCTATGAGTGACAGCGTCAAGTCTGTCGGTGGTCTGGTCGCTGCGATCGGCGGAATCGGTGCGGCTGTGATCGCTTCTGGTACGCAGGCAGAACAGGCAGCAAACCAAGTGGCAGCTGCGACAGGTCTGACGGGAGATGCTCTGAAAGAAGTGCAGGACATCTCTCAAAACGTGTACAAAGACAACTTCGGCGACAGCATGGAAGATGCTGCCGATGCGGTAGCGGTCACATATCAGCAAACAAAGCTTGTAGGCGATGAGTTGCAGACGGCGACAGAAAATGCGATGCTGCTGGACGACACTTTCGGATACGATGTGAACGAATCTATCCGTACCGCAAAAGCGTTGGCAGATAATTTTGGTATATCTATCGAAGAAGCTTATAACCTCATGGCACAAGGTGCACAGAAGGGGCTTGATAAAAACGGCGATATGCTGGACACTCTCAACGAGTACTCTGTCCACTATAGCCAGCTTGGATACACTGTAGAGGATTTCTTCGGCTCTCTGGAAAACGGTGCCGCTTCTGGTGCTTTTAGTATCGACAAAATCGGCGACACCATGAAGGAGTTTGGCATCCGTGTTAAGGATACCTCAACAAGCACCCAGGAGGCATTCCAGCTGCTGGGATATACCGCAGAGGCTGACGCACAAAAGATGGAGGAACGCAATGACGCCATTGCGGAAACTACCGACAAAATCGCCGACCTGGAACAAAAGCTGAAATATGCGACCATAGAACAGCAAAATTTCACGGATTCCACATCTGACCTTACAAAGATGAAGAACGCCGACACCATCGCTGCATATAACAAGCAGATGGAAGAGGCGCAGGCAACGCTGGAAGAACTGCAAAAGCCGATTGACACAACCGGAAAGTCTATGTCGGATATGCAGGCGAAATTTGCCGCCGGCGGAGAGTCTGCAAGAGAGGCTACCAGCGAACTGCTGGAACAGCTGAAGAATGTAGAAGACGATGTCACACGGAATCAGATCGGCGTTGATCTGTTCGGGACCATGTGGGAGGACTTGGGAAAAGAGGCTGTATACAGCCTGCTGAACACCCAGACGGAGATCAGCAACACAAAAGATGCAGTCGAACAACTGAATGACGTGAAGTACGACGATGTCATGTCTCAGCTGACCGCCCTGAAACGCCAGGCGGAAACCGAAGTGCTGCAGCCGTTTGCGCAAAAGCTGATGCCGAAAGTAAAAGACGGCATCCAGTGGGTTTCCGAAAACATGGACGAGTTGGTGGACGATATCATCCCGATCGGGAAAGCAATTGCCACAGCGTTTGCGGTCAAAAAGGTGACAGACTTCGGGGCAACGGCAATCAAAACGATCAAGGGCGTCAGCAGCGTTGTGAAAGCGATTCCGAGTCTGGTCAATCCTGTGGGGCTGGCGGTCACCGGTGTGACAGCTGCGGTTGCCGGCATTGCTTATGCCACCTATCGGGATATCAAGTATGCGAATGATTATGCGGTAGATCTGGACAGCTATACACAGCATCTGATCGACAAACAAGACAAGCTTAATCAAAAGACAGAGGAACAAAACCGGATCAGGGAAGAATGGGAGGACAAGCGCAAAAGTGCGACAGACTCTGTAGACAGAGAGTACACCTACTATCAGAACTTGTCAGATGCTCTGGAAAACATCGTTGACGAGAACGGGAAAATCAAAGAGGGATACGAAAACCGTGCGCAGGTTATCACCGGCGAACGCTCTGGGCATTGAGATCAGCATTGTAGATGGGCAGATCCAGAAATACGATGAACTCAAAACCAAAATTGAGGACGTCATGGCGACAAAAAAAGCGAATGCGCTATTGTCAGCCAATGAAGAAAACTACATTGATGCGCAGCAGCAGCTTTCCGCTGCAGGGTCTGAATACGCTGATAATCTGGACAATCAAAAGAGCCTAGAGCGGCGGCTTACAAAAATGCAGGCTGCACAGAGTGCGTTCCAGAAACTGAGCAGCTACGGCGGCGGTACGGATGCCTATTATGCGGCAGTAGACCGTTTTGTGTCCTCGTATGGGGATATGTTAGGCGTGACGCAGTCGGATATTGCGAACAACAGCACGAAAGTGTTCCAGCAAATCTCAAAGTCAATTGATGAAACCGCAAAGAGTCTTGACGATGCAAAAAAGAACGTCAAGGACAACCTGGACAGCGTTATTGCATATCAGTCTCAAATCAAGAACTATGAGGATATGCAGGAGGCGCTTGCATCCGGCGACACGGACGCAATTGCAGAATGCAATACCAGATTGCTGAACAATCTGCAGACGGCGGAAACCGGAACACGGGAAACGCTGCAAAAGCAGATGGACGATGCCCATCAATACTGGAAGGATTTGCAAGACAAATACGATGATGGCGTTGCAGGAATCAGCAAGTCTATGGTCGACGCAGCCTATCAGACTTACGTTGTCACAAACCAAGAATTCAACGATTTCAAAGCAAACGCCACAAGTGCCGGATATGACGGTGCTGCAAATTATGCGAGTTCTTTTTCCACAGGCATGACGGATAACTCGTACCAGATCACAGATGCTCTCGGAAACGTCTCCAAGATGCTGTCGGCACAGGCGGCAGAGCTGTATCAATGGGGCGTGGACAACGGGTACAATTACGCTGCCGGGCTTGCTGCTGGTATCAACGACCCAGGAAATACACTGGCGGCAGAAGAAGCGGCAAAAGGATTGGCGAACGCATCTGAAACGTCTACTCGAAAAGAACTCGGCATTGCATCTCCGTCTAAAGTTGCCAAAAAACTTGGCGGATACTATTCCGAGGGATTTGCAGAGGGTATCCGTGATGGCTCTGGCGAAACCTCGGTTACCGCAGAACAAATGGCGCAGGACGTCATCCATGCGTCACAGCTGCCGGTCAGCCCGTACAACGAGATCGTCTATCCGGTGCAGCAGTCATGTGCGGCAGAATGGACACAGATGCAGGAAAATCCATCGGCGCAGGCTGGCGGCGACTGGGTATTCCCCATCTATCTTGCGCCAAATACGCACGTCTGGGATACGGTTGTTGTAAGCGCAAAGGACCGTGCAAACGCAATCAGCGGCGGCACAGAATTCTGACAGAAAGGGAGTGTACAAAATGCAGAGATGTGATCTGTATTATAACAGCCCGCTGCCGTCCGGCGAGGACAAACTGTATCTTGCTGTGATGGACTTGGTGCAAGTCGGTGATACGTCAACAGATGCTGAGCCGGATGTTGCGCGTGACCAGAACGAGGACGGCAGCTATACAACGTACATCCGGCAAAAAAACGCTGTAAGCGCAACGATACAGCTCGAAGGGACGTGCGACAGCATTGCCAAAGCGTCTGACGCTCTGAAAAGCGGTGAGATCTGTATCGGCGGCGCAATGATCAACGGTGTGCCGCTTGACAATCTGCACGGCATCTATTGTTATGTTGACGGCAAGGCGACGTTGACGATCAATTCCCCAAAGTGCATTGCGGATATCGCAACACTGTCAATTCCAGTGATCGTGCGTGATATTGTGGAGCCGCCTGCGCAGTATATCTCCACTGAGGGTGCGCCTGGCGTGTATTTCGGGAACGCCAGTACATTAGGCGCCGGTGATCCGGAACATCTGATTAAGCTTGCGGACTGCCGGTATATCGGCGGAGGGGAGTATGTATATGACCGCCCTGTTGATATTGCGCCACAGACAGGACGCATTGAGTGGGTT